CCTTGCAACCCAAGTTGGGAGCCAAATTGCTGAGCTTGCCGCGCGGCGTCGAACGCCGACTGGGTGCCCTGCGCTTGGATGCCTGCCAGTTGATTCTGCAGGTTGCGTTGGGCTTCAGATTCAACGATAGCTTGCCGAGAACCGCCAAAGGCTCCCGCACGGGCCGCCGCTGCTTGCTGGCCGGGGAGCTGCCTCGCATAGTCTTGGACGGCTTGCGTCTTCTGGAAGTCCACCACGTTCTGCATGTAGGGGGACATGTAGGCCCGCATGGCGTTGGGGTCGGTCGCCATCTGCTGATACTGCTGCCCCGCGCCCAGCCCACCCAAGCCTGCAACCCCAGTCATCCCCGCGCCTGCGCCAATCAGCGGTGACGGCCCAAGGTTCTGGACGCCCTCAAACGCCTGTTGCTGCAAAGGGGTAAACGGTGCGACACGCTCGCCGGTGAAGGGTTGATACGCGACGTTGGAGGCAGCGGTGCCTCGCGTCATAATGTCCTCAAAATAAGGACGTGCGTATTCCGGAATGTTAGACTGCTGGACAGTCTGTGTAGTCGGTTGTGGTGCGCTTCCGCCGCCTTTGCCCATGCTACTCTCCTAACGGTAACTCACAGGTTACCCATTGAACTTGGTTGCCGTCATTGGCGAATAATTTGATCCAGCCTTTGCGCCCCGTGAACTCGATGGCGTCGCACTGCGTATCCTTGGCCCAGCGGCGCAACAGCGCCAGCATGGGGTCTTTCCAGCGGTCAATTTCATCACCGCCGCAGAACTGCATAGCCAGCACCCGCTTGTTGGGGTACTCGGTCTGGCAGGTTACAACCGCCCCATAGTAAACAGGGCCTTCCTCAAACGCAATCCACAGGTGGTAATCCGGCCTTTGGGTCACCAGATCGTAGATGTCGTCTTCGTGGTACCGCCCGTAGGTGTACTCAGCGGCCTTGTCCATGAACTGCTGCACTGCGGACCAGCACTCGTGAACGTGCTCCGGAGGCACCAAACTCACCATCATGCCCGGGCGGCTTTCCGTTCTGCAGCTTTCATCAGGGCGTAGAACTTCTTGGCCCCACCCCGGCGTTTGACCTGATCCCGTGGGACGTAAGCCTCACCGTTGGATACCAGTGCCGGACGTTTCCCGTCGATCGTGGTGGGGATGGAATCGCTCGTGCCAGTGCCCGGCCCTTTGATGGGGATCGCCCCAAGCCCCGCTGCCGCCGCACGTTGACCCCGGACGTTGCTGCCTTTACCAATTCCGTCCACAGCTTTCTTGGTGAGAACAAAACCACCATCTTCCAGCTGGGGTACAGACGGCACTTCGCCACCCCTAGCCGCAAGGAAGTTGGGCTGCAGGATGCCACGGTCAGTAAAGTAGTAGCCGCCCGGTGCCGACGGGTCGTATTCCCGCCGTATGGTGCCTTGCTTCCGGTAGTTAGACGGCTGTTGCTGCGGCGCATTAAACGCAAATTCGGGTTGGTCAAAGGCACCTAACATTCCGGCAGCGCCCAGACCCGCTGCGGCTTTTGAACCCATGGTGGGGAACTGTTGACCGAGGGCTTGCATGAAGGTAGGTCGTTTCAGCAAAGGGTCCCCAGCAAACCCGGGAGTTGCCGCGTCAATAGCCTGCTGCTGAGCCATAGTCGGAGTCACTGAGGAAACGGGGTTATAGGCTGGTGCGACAAAATCGGTAAACGCACGACTTGGTATCTCGCCCGGGGCCGATAGAGCCATTGAGGATGGGGATGCTACAGGTGGAGCCGCAGCAGTAATAGCGCCCGATGCTTGTAACCCAGCGGACTCCACAGGAGGAACAATGGGGGGAGTAACCCCAGCCCCGATCCCCGTACCTGCCGCACCCCCGCCAAACAACCCAGACTGCATCGCTGCGCCCATACCGCCGCCGATGCCGTAGCCGCCGAGGCCACCTGTCAAAGCACCCATCAGCGGGTTCTCTTTGTTCAACAGCGCCCCCGTAAGCCCACCCGCCACTGCACCAGTACCCGCCGCCCCTAACCCAAGAGCGCCAGTAGCTGCCCCAGCAGCAGGCCCCAAAAAAGCAACCGCAGCGGCGGCAGCCAGCGCGGGGAGGATGTTCTTCAGAAACCCAGCTTCAGGGAGTCCGGTATGTGGATTGATGGTCAGGGAGCCGCCGTGGGACAGCGCAAGTGCTTGAAGACCCTGTACTTCCCCCGGGGTCATGTGAACCAGCATTGTGTCGGGGCCTCGCCCCAGAGCGGCCAAGCCAGCGGCAATTTCTCTCATAAAACCCCCAGAATTTTCAGCATAATATCACGCATAAATGGGTGGCAACACGTTTGAAACCCGCGTTACCGTCAGGATCACGGAAGGGGTTGCTGGTCGGACAGGGCTCGTTTGGGTACCGATGTGCTGGATGCTGATGTCCGAGTTTTCTGCTGACCACATGATTTCCACGTAGTCCCCAACTTCCAGCTCGACAATAAAGTTCAGGGCCGCGATCAACCGGCCGTCAGTACTGCCGTGCTTGCTGGGGATCGAGAACTCGCTGTTGGAGTTGGCGATATCCGTGCCGTTCTTCCGAAACCAGACGCTGGCCGAGTAAAAGTTGGAGTTAGCGTTCACAAACTGGATGCTGAACTGGAAGTTGTACAACCCAGAATTGGCAACCGTTACTTTTGACGGGATGGTTCCGGTGATGGTCGTGCTTGCAACCGTTTGGGAGGTGCTAACGGTGTAGGTTCCAGTGAGCCCCGTGCCGGTGCCAAGCGCCGTGATGGTCGTTCCAGCAGTCACCCCGGTTCCGGTGATAGGCATCCCGATATACAAAGCCCCATCGGTTGGGGCGACAGTGACCGTCAGCGTAGTTCCAGTGATACTCCCGGTAAATGTAATTGACCGGTTCTGGATGGTGATGTCGCTGGCAACGTCCGTCGTGTTGTAACGCAAGTAGTAAGCGCGGGTGATGTCGCCATCAGTCTGATCGGTCGTGTCGCTAAACACACCGCAGGTAAACAGCAGGTAGTCGCCGCCAAACGGGCCGAACAGGGCCCCAAGACTGTTGTCGATGGTGTTGAAGTACACCCGCAGCTCACGGTTGAGCTGATCTTGGTACCGCGCCGTATACTCTTGCGGCGCATTGATGAGATTTGGAGCTCTGAAATTACGAAGGACGAACGGCATTTATCTCTTCCCGTCCGGCCTGATGTCAATACGCGGGGCACCCAACTGCCACGCAACACCCCTCTCGGTAGACCTGATTTCAAACGCCATCTGTCTACCCCGCACCCGCGTGTAGACCTGCCCGGTGAACTGCTGCACCGTATAGACGCGCTCGGTGTTGTAGCTCTGGGTGCTGGTGACTGAAGGCGAGCTGGGCACTCCGTAGGCTGAGCCAGAGAACTGCCGTGGCTTGCAGACCATGGTGACTGCAGGGTAATTAGGTGCTGGAGTCGTGGAGCCGTCGAACGTCAGGTCTGGAATGATCCGCCAGACAAAGCCAAAGTTGTGGCCGTCACCGATGTCGAAGTCAGAGGAGCTGATGTATGCCTCAATCGGCACCGCAGTAGCGGTAGAGAAGTCATCGTTGCCGATCTCGTGGAACATCACTTGATTAGGGATAACCAACGGCGATGTGGAGTAGGCCACATGAGAAGCTGCGGTGGTGCTGTCCACGCCTCGGGTGCATCCGCTGAGTGCCGTATCTGTCCGACTGGTGTAGGTGATCTTCTCGCTGTCGATCTGAATGGTGCCGGAGCTCGGATAGCTTGAGGCGTCCAGCAGGTTGATGGTGGTGTCGGAAGAACTAATCTGCGCGGACAGATAGCTGGTCTTGATGCTGAAAGCGCCCATGGGCCTCTCACGCAAAGAGGAGTCCAGCCATGCCGTGCGGTTCAGAACACCGTAGAACCAAGTGTTCTCAAGGTAGTTGTAGACTACATACCGGTCGTTGACGTTGCTGTTGAGCGATGGGTAAAACCACCACACCTCGCTGTATTGTTCGTTACCCCCGGAAACTACTTGGAAAATCTGATCCGAGTTGATGTTGTCGAAGATGAACTGACGAACGCTACAAGGTAGCGTCTGGACGCGACCGTCGTACATATAGAACTTGTCGATGCCCATCCAGAACATCAGGTTGCTGGCACCCACTACAGCATTCGGGGAGGCAATGGATATACCGTCCATCAGCAGGTTGACCCCCCAGACGTAGGGCGGCCCAAGGTACTGCATGGAGTAGATTGCGCTATCCGACCAGACCACAAACTCCTGCCTGCCATGCCTGCCAGTCACCAGACGTGACCCGTGGGACATCCGAATCTCTCCAGCCTGATTGGTAGCCGCAGGCACCCATTCGTAGATGTTTTCCTGATCCGACCAGCGCACCAGCATGGGGTCGAAGGCGGTCTCGGAGTCCGCAGGATCGTACGGATTAGCGCCTATGCAGATACCAAATCTCTGCACCCCAGAGGTGTGGATTTCAAAAACCCGGTTGGGGACAAAGTCGCCGTCATATCCGGCGGTGTTTGCCTTGCTCTCAAGCGTTACCGCACGGGGTGGGCTAGTCGTAGTGTCTGCCGCCCAGTAGTAAATCGCACCTTCCCGAATGGCAGCGACAAGGTCTTGGCCGTAGTTGTCCAGCGACCAGAGACGTAGATTGTTGGTTTCTTGAACCACAGCAGTGCCAGAATACTCAGAGCCCCAGCCGTCTCGACTCCACGGGCCTACACCCCACCCCGTTCCTGCCGACGCCACGGAGTTACCCGAGTTGGCTTGATAGGCTGCACTTACAGCAGCGCCACCACCAGAGCCCGTAGCTGCGGCTGCGGTAGCCAAAATAATCTGGTAGCTGTTGGCGTCTATGATTCTGATGATCTCGTACTCGGCGTTGAACACCGTGTAGTTCGCGCCCGTTGCTCCAGAGAACGTGACATAGGTTTCAACCGTAGCACCGTGGGCGGTGTCGGTAACGGTGACGAGCTTGCTGCCGCTGGTTATGGCGAACGGGTCGGTGTTGATTGTTACGGTAGACCGGATCGGCGTAATGTCGTAGTAAGCGCCACCATTCTCGATGTAGAGCTTTTGCTCTGTGCCCAAGGACAGCAAGTTACTGCTGTTGAGGGTGACCCAGTTCCAGAGGTTACGGCACACACCCTTGTAGGTGTTGAATACCCCCGCGACCGATGCCGCGATGTTCTGCCAGCCGCCGATCTTCTCAGGATAGCCAGAACGGAACCGCACCTTGTCGCAGTCGTACCATCCCCCTTCACCGGCGTAATTGGTGTTCTCGCGGTTGATACCCGGTTTAAACTGGAGTTTGGATAGCGGCATGTGTTACCTCACGCGAACGGGCGTGTGCCCTGCTTGTCAATAATCAGGCGAGAGTTGCGCGGCTTAAACTCAGGGGTGTTCGGCACAGAAATATGAGTCCATGAGTCAAACTCAAGAATGATCTGGTCAAACGGCACTCCCGCAGCGATACAGGCTTCCACCACTTCCCGAGGCTTCATCCCCGGCACCCGGATGTCCGCAGCGCAGCCCAGACGGTGCTGGCTGGTGTCCTTGGAACCCACCGAGTCGTTGACCTGCTTCGACCGGAAACCGCTGTTAATCATCACAGGCTTGCCACCCACCGCCGTCTTGACCTGCTGAAGTAAAGCAGCGAGGCGCTTCAGGTTCTCAATCTCCTGCGCGTTGGGCGTGTTGTCCCAGCCGTTTCGGTCAGCCGCCTCGGAGCGAGTCAGTTCAGCAAGGGAAAAATTAGCGGTTAGTTGAGTCATTCTTTTCCTTACGCATAGCCAATACTTTTTCGAGTGTCCTGCCGCCGAAGTAGAAGGACATTATCAGCATCCCCCACTGCCCGAGCAATTCGACGTAGTTGTTGTTCACCTCGATATCCCATGCCGACATGAGGCCAAAGGCGGTGTAGGTAATCAGGATAAACACTAGCGTCATGGGCCGGATGTTCTTGGACAGCCAGCTATCGCTCGCCATATCCGCCTGAAGGCGCTTGGTCAGTTCTTCCTGCTCGGTTACATCGGCATTCAGTTGCGCCAGTTCACCATTCTGCTGCATTTCCAACAGCTTCAACTTGGCGGCCTCGGCAGCCTGAGCGTCAGGGAAAAACTTGTCAATCAGCTTGGTGCCGACCGTAAGCAGTGCGCCGATAGGTATCATTTTAATATCACCATTTTTGCGGCATATTGATTGATTATGACTTTTACTGAGTTAACGTCATCCGGCTTACTTTTAAAACCAACGCTTATATACCCGACCAGTTTGCCAATTTCAGGAGGGATGGAGCCACGGCACACATACGTCACGCCGTTGTTTACGAACCATTCTCCGACCTTTGAGGATGCCTTAAAATCCTCGCACAGCACTTCTCCGTTCAGCATGGCAACTACGGCCTTGTTCCTACCGGGGCTTTCGTTGAAGATGCTTGTCACGGTGCCTTCAACGGATTTATTCCTGCCATTTTTATCCGCAGCCAGAACCGTTGTACGTTTGTTAATCATCAAGTTGGCCTGATGAACTACGGCAACCTCACCACCAGACTCCTTGATTAAAGCAGTGGATATGTCCAGCAGCTCAGCATCAGATTTCAAGGAAGCCAGCTTGTCGTTGGCAGTAAACGCGGACTTGATTACCTCACGGCTTTCCCAAGCAAAAAACCCAACGAAGGCAAAGGTCGCAATGATAAGAACAGTGAACAGTTTAAACGGGTTGTCTACCCATTTGATCAAACCGATCACCTTGTCAACAGGGCTTTCCTGTTGAGCAGACTTGGTGACCTTTGGCTTTCTGGCGGCCATTTCGTTACTTCAGTTTCTTTAGCGTCTGCGCGAGGCGAGCACGTTGACCCATCTTGCCGGGGGCTTTGGCTGCTTTCGCCAACTTGCCCGCAGGGATGGTCTTGCCGGGTTTCACGCCGAGGGCGCTACGCAGGGCACCGGGCTTCTTGATTGCTTTCTGAATCCATTTCTCGGCCATGACAATCTCCTATTAGGCAGTGCGCTTCCACATATAAACAACGATATACGGCTGCAGGTTGGCGTTGGTTGCGCTGGAGCCTTCGGTACTATTTGATACCGTAATGCCAGTGGTGGAGGTTCCAGTATTTCCTGCTGTAAAAGCAACACCGCCAGAGGGTTGCCCATAAAACGGCGCGGCTTGTGATTGCGCGGTATGGCTATGGCCGGGATCAGTTACAGTCGCAGTGTGGGTGTGGCTTACCAACGTAGCATTGGCGCTACCGCCCGTCTCTTCTGCGGTGTCAAACGCGGCGTTACCCGCATCCAAACCGACCATCACCCGGCCTGCACCAAACGCCGTCCAAGTCCCGAAACCAAGAAGCGTGCCCGGATTAGTAGAGTTTGTGGCATTTGTGTAAATAGAACCAACCGGATAGAGCGCAGCAAGAGCCGCCTGCACAAAAGCAGTGGTTGCAACCGTAGTATTGCTGGTACCAAATGCCTGTGTAACTGCGTTTGATGCTCCGGCGATATCTTGTGCGACAACGTTGGTACCGTCCACATACACCGAAACCCTACGCCCGTTGGCCACCGTCACCCCAGAGCCTGCCGAGGTCTTGACGATGATGCTCTGGCTACCCGAGGTATTGTTGTAGATCAGGTAGGGCTTCTGAATCGTCGGGACGATCAGGTTCCGGGTAGTGGTAAGTGACACCCCGGAGGTTACATTCAGCGCAAAGGCCCGGGCCGTCTGGGATGCGTTGGAGTCTGTCAGGCTGATGGTAAGGTCGGCATCCGTGGTGAAGTTCGGGTTGCCATACCCCACAATCGCCTGTTCCAGCGCAGTGCCGAGGTTGGTGTTCGTGGTGTTACCCCAAGTGCCGGACTGATCGCCGGTGCCCATCAACTCAATCTTGAGGTTAGTACTGTATGTAGATGCCACGGCATTACTCCTTTTGGGTTACTGAGCTTCTTGGGGCTCAGAAACTTGCGCCTGCGCCTGCTGCTGGATTTTCAGCACCAGAGACACTACTTGCGTGTAGGGCATTTGGCCCAGTGCCTGAAGTATACCGTTTACCTCTGCAACAGTCAGTTTCAGCTCAATTTCTTTGGTTTCCATGTTTTTCCTTTGTATCAAGGCAGGTTACTGACAAACTCTGTTGCATCTGCCTGAGACATTACATCGCCATCATAGTCTCGCAGTTCTGTGCCATCCATAATTTGGAGTTCAGGCGTCATTTAAAGTCCCATAAAATGCGTCACGCCACCGTTTAAATTCAGGAGAGGTCACAAGCACAGACTCCTCTCGACCGTCAGGCCACTTACGCCACGCAATATCAACCGTCTGACCATCTTCACGCGGCAACAACTGAAATTCAGGTTCATTGTTCATAGTTCACACCCAGTAAAGTAGACATATCCAGCAGTATTTTGGAAACGCACCAACCCAGCATACCCGGTTGTCGCGCCGGTTACGTCTCCTGAAAACGAAACAACTGAATTTGATTGAACGGAGGTCAGGTTAATTGCGGTTGGCGTCAGACTAATGGGCGAACCAAAAAAGATATGCGACGCATTACTCACCACAACCCCTGTAGGCGCCACCCTAGCCGTCACAGGCAGGGTCATTAGCGCAACCGCGAGGGTCGCGGAGGATACATAAGCATTTCCAATGATCGACGTTCCGCTGCCATCATCCCGCCATGCCGGGAGGTATCTTTGGCAGAGCTGAAGTTCCGTTGTGTAAGGTCTACGCTCAAATGGTGTGGCTACTGACCCGACTTCTAGTTGAACGCCGGTGATGTACCAAGTGGCATTGACTGTTGAAATTAGATTAACCGCGCCCGTTGCCGCATACAACGTAGACCCCGACCACGAACCGGCGGTGCCGGAGTTTGTTGACCCTGTACCCAAACTGAAACGAACTGCAATTCCCCTGCCATTATCTGTAAGCCAAGTGCCAGAAGTATCACCAGATATTGTTACTGTTTTGTACTCATAAGTATTCGCGGAGTTAATGACGTATGTAAACACGTACGATCTACTATTATCTGAATTGTTCAACGCCCCGCTAAATGTGCCAGTAACACTGGATCGAACCCAAAAAGAAAGCGTAATGGTTTTTGCGCTCGCCGTCCCCCATTGCAGATCTGCTGTATTAAACCCCTCAATAAACTGACTGATTATGTAAATCTGGCTCGCTCCAATTGAGGCGTCAGCGGTTGTGACAGTTATTTTTGCCGAATTGGTGAACCCCGCCCCAGTTGGCACAGTTGTATCGCGTTGCACAGTAAATACACCATCAGCACTCTGGCCAGTAGCAACCCACCTGTCAATGGTATAAGTATTTGCTGTAGTGTTTATAGTAACCGCCGCACCACCATTTCTCTGGTCAATCCGCATGTCGCCGTTGATGATACGGTTACGGAAGCCAAGACTGTTATCTGCGGATATGTTATTGGAGTTGACGGATAGCGTCGTAAACGCACCAGTGGACGGGGTTGTTGCACCTACAGTTCCGTTGATGTTGATTGAGGCGGTGCCGGTAAAATTGGTGACCGTGCAAGAAGCGGGTGTTCCCAACGCCGTTGCGTTACCAGAAGCATCCAAATTGATAGACTTATCCGCCGGGTACACCACAAACACGTCCTTGGTGCCAGCACTGAAGGTGACAACCGAGCCGGAGTTGGATGACGCTAGAATAGTGTCGCGAGACAGGGTTGTGCCGGAGGCTGTGTAGGTGCCGATGCCGACTTCCCACTCGGCGGTACCTTGACCCGCAATACAATAGTAGGTCGTGTTGGCGTTGCCGATGGCCGAGAAGGACTGATACCCCGTAGAAGCGCCCGCCAGAGTAACTGTTCCGGTTCCGGCAGTGGTAGTTGTTTCTTTTACGCGATCTTTGAGTACGAGGGCCATTTACGCATCCGTATCAATAATTTGCCAGTTTGTCGAAGCCTCTCCGGTAATCTCAACCCAGCCCGTCGGCGTATTTGCAGTAATCTGCGCCCAATTAGCGTTCTGCACGTCATCAATCAGGTTCCACAAGAACGCCCCAATGATAACATCCGCACCTGTTACCGTGTCAGAGAAGGCCGCATTCAGGATTGCCGTATTGGTCAAAACATCCGTGCCGACGGCGCTTTCCGATATAGACGTTGGGAACGTAACGTAACCAACAGAAGAGTCATTTCCAGCAGCTAGTTCGGACAGAGAAACAGGGAATATAACTGCTGTCGAAGCTACATCCGAACCGGTCGCGGTCTCCGACACGTTACCAAAAAATACAAAAGACGACGAGAGCAGGTCAGAGCCGGTGGCCGTTTCTGATATCAACAGTGCAAACAGCGCTACCGCAGAAACTGTATCGAATCCCTGTGCCTGCTCACTGACACTTGCCGGGAACGTAACATACCCAACGGAAGAATCACTACCGGTGGACAGCTCGGAGAGAGCAGAATAAAAGACAGCCGTAGCGGACGCAGAATCAGAACCCGTGGATAGCTCTGAAACTGTTCCTTGGAAAACCGCCTTGCTGCTGATGGTGTCCGAGCCAGTTGCGAGTTCTGATACAGCTGGCGTAAACACCGCGAGGCTGGAAACAGCGTCACTACCAGAAGCAGTTTCAGATACGGAAGATAAATACGCTACACCGGAAAGCGAGGAAAAAGGTGCCCCGGAAAATGTGGCTAGACCGAACACCCTTATTCGCTCCTACGCGCTAAATCAAGCTGCGTCGAGGCTGAAGGTATACGTCACATTCAGCGTGTCACCAGACACTACCGAACGGTCACCCGGGGAGCTGAAGTCCGACGCCGAGAACAACGTACCCGTCGAACCACCCTTGGTGCTGTTGCTGACCAAGAACGCACCACCAACCGTCTGCGTAGCGTTGATATTGAAGGTCGCCGGGGATGCCGAATTGGTAGCAACCGACGGATCAGCCGTAGTCGGGGTGGCGAACGTGCAGGTCGGGCGCGTAGCGTTGCTATACGGAGTAACTTCCGTCCAGCCAGCGTGGGATGCCATCGTATCGCCAGCAGCCGGAGTGTTCGACGCACCAGCGCCATACAGACCCAGATACCACGTAGAGGATGCAGCGCCCCCAGTCAAGGCAGCAGCGTTCATGTACTGCAGACCTTCATTAACCACGAGGTTGTGGTCTTCGACAAACCATTTCAGTTCGCCGTCTTTGTTAAAACACTCGATGCGGTATACGCCGCCAGCTTTCGATTTGACTTCCATGTTCTACTCCTTATCCTAGTCTAATAATGGCCGAGGTGCTGGTAGCCGATGGGAATTGCACCTGAAACGTCGTGGTTGAAGTCTTGTTGGAACCGAAGTCCAGCACACAGACAGCCGGGTTAGTCGTGCCGTTGTACTTGTAAATCAAAGCACCACGAGCAGTAATCGCGCCAGACCACGACACATCCGAAAAGGACAGATACGCTACTGCACTGCTACCAGCCTGAGTCCCGATCGTAGGCACTTGACTGATGGTCAGGGTAGACCCACCCGCGCTGTATCCAGCGTCCGCAACCTCACCGGTGGCTGAATAGGCCGTAGTATCCGCGTCCAGCGTAGCCGTGTTGGTGTAGAGCGCGATTTTGAATACGTCAGTCGTACCCGTGCCAAAGTCGTAGGTTCCGTCCAGCAGACCGGTCTTGAAGACGTTGCAGAGCGCGTTGCCGGTGAAAGCCATCTCAGCTTACCGGGACACGAGGCGTCCCGCTCCTGTATTGATCCTGCTTCTCCATGCCATCGCCCAGACGTTTGGCCAGCATCAGTGCTTCCTGATACTTCTTCTCGTAGTTGGCTACCATGTCAGGCTCGCCCTTCATGAAGGTGTAAGCCTCAACCAACGAGCCATAGAGCAGCACCGGGTCGTAGTTCTCGCTCAGCCAAGTGTAGCCGCTTGCAGCAACCGTGATCGACTCAGGGTAGTAGAAGTAGTGCAGCTCGACCGTGTAAACGGCGTCAGGAGTTGGCCCAAGGATGAACGTCAGCTCTGTCTCATCGGTAGACAGGGGGCCAAACAGTGCGTAATACGCGGGCAACCCAGTGTCAGTCGGGACGGGGTAGGCTTCACGGATGTAACTAACATCCTTGTTAAGCAGGTAGCTATACGCACCGGTGCCATCAACCACAGCCATTGAATATACCGCCAGAAAGTCGTTCGGGCAGTTCAGGTATTTGTTATTGGTCGAAGTAGTGCCGGTAACGTTTTTACGCAGGGCGGGGAACAGGACGGTGTTGTAGATTCGCTGTTCGGCCTGAGTAATGAAGGTATTGATCTGCTCGGCGCTGGAGAGCGTGTCAGCACTCCCCGTGCTACCAGTAAATACGGCATCTGGGAAGTCATTTTCAAGGTAGCCCTTGATCGTTGTAAACAGCGTCGAGTAGTTCATGCCTCACCTCAAGCCATCGGGCCTCGTGCCATCACGCCCTTGGTAGCCGCGCCAGTGCCGCGAACCTTGATGCCGGTGGTCTTGGGGCCGGGATAGTCCTTGCTGGCGATATTGGCAGCGCCCGCGTTCAGGTTGTTGATGGTCTCGCGGTTCTTGGCGAGGCCCACCGGAGCGACTTTGACGGGTTTGATCTTGTCCATCACTTGCTCCTTTGATTGTTGACGCGAGCCATGTTACGGCCCACTTTCTTCATCTCCAGAGAAGTCACGCCGCCCTTCTTGAAGGTCGGCTTCTTGCCCGGGTGCATCCGTTTTTCGTGTTTCCTGACAGCTTTCTTGGCGTCCATGTGTCACTCCTAAGTTACGGCCACGGTGACCGTGCCCAATGAAATGGTCGGCTCCAGCACGTTTGGAGTCAGGCCATCGTCGTTCGCTCTCGCCCCACCTACCGGGGCCCATCCCCACTGGATTATACGGCTACCGCCCTCCGGTGTCCCGGTGTCGTTCGGGCTAAGCTGCAACCCGCTGGTACCCGAGGTCTGGTAGCTCACGTCCGGGCGGGGGTTCCTTACACCAATTGCGTCTTCCACAGGATACATCCCTAATTGTAGCTGTGGGTGGTCTTGTTCCCAACATTCTGGGCAAACCTTAATATTAACGTTTTTGGTCTTGATGACCAGCGTTTTTAACTGTGTGAGCTTAAACCGAAACCCACAACGATCACATTCAGCTATGCTGAACTTGGCGGAAGCAAATTTATTCGGCATACCGGTTCCCCTTACTAAGGTTAACCACTGCCGGTATCACGCGAAGGTTTGTGGGTACGTGAAGGCCTGATACGCATCTTCCTTGAAGCGGTATTATATGGTCTACATGCCATGGAAACCCAAGCATTTTTGTGCGGAGTAATGCTAGTTCATACGCCTCTCGGATTAACCAACGTTCTTCTGGGCCTACCCACCGGGGAGTGCGGAAAAGCTTTGCTGATTTCCTTCTGGCAACCGCTTCGTTAATTACAAAACGTCGGCGTTTACGATACTCAAGTTTCCTTGCTTTGATCAAAGCTGGTTGCGTCTGTCGTAATTGTGCAGCTTTTTCTCGGTCTCTCCCCCGCACTACGTCTATGTTTTTACGTCTGTGCCGTAAAGCTTTTTCTCGTAGCTTATCCGGGTACTTGAAAGCATATCGACGATGTTGCTCCGCTACTTTTTCGGGATTTTCTTTGCGCCACTTAGCAATACGCGCACGAGTTTCTGCCTTTCTAGCATCTCTATACGCTTTGGCATACGCACTCCTAGCAACCGGGTCTTTTAGCGGCACGGTTTCCCCTTACCCGATGAACATCTGCCTCGGCACGAACCGGATCGACGCCTTCTCCCGATCCTCATCCGCCGCAAGCTGGAACTGCTGCTCGTAGTCTGCCTTCAGCTCCATCCGACGCGCCGGGTCCACATCCGGCATCTTCATCGACAGGTAGTAGGCCAGCCCCGACACCATGCAGGGGAGGAACCGGAACGGGATATCTTGGCCGTTGATACCGTTGCCAGCATCCTGAATCCGCCGCAGCCGCCAGTACACGAAGGTGTAGGTCTGGGAGTTGTCCGGCTTCGGCCAGACATGTATCTGGGGATACTCAATGACGTTGGTGGAATCAGTCGCACCCGTCTTACGCTGGAACCACACCTGAATCGGGCGGCCCGTGGCGTTCTTGTTCGGGATCGTAGCGTAGGTGGAGACGCTGATCCGGGTGATGTTGATGTCGGTCTGGTTGGTGCCGGTGCCCGTGCGGATGACGTGATCCAGCAGGTCGATGGTATCGACCGGCATGTCGTAGTCGCCGACGTTGTAAGTGAGTACTTGCGAACCCTGTTCGATAGTCCACAAGTTGATACCGCGATTGGCCCATTCGATGGTCAGCAGGTTCAGCGACCGGCGGGCGGTACGGAAGTCGTAGCCAGACCGCAGCTCCTTGCCGCAGCGCTCAAACGCTTCTTCGATCAGCGTATTGAGGTCAAGGTTAAACGCGGTGGTGTCTGTGGTCTTGAATGCCATTACCGGAACCTCGCGGTCTTTTTGGCGATGCCCTTGGGTTGGGCGACGAACTGCTTGCCCGCCCGCTTGCCACGGCGCTTCGCAGCGGTGGTGGCCGCGTATTCAGCGGAACTCAGAGACTTGATGGCAGCTTCAGGCAGGTACCGCTCCCCGGTCTTGCTGGAGGGCTTACCCGACTTGGTACGCCACTTCTGCTGCGTCCATGCTTTCAGGCTTTGTTGGGGGGCTTTCAATCGCGGTAGCTCCCGCCCTTGGCTTTGTACTGCTTGGCCAGCAGCTGCGCTTTACGGGCGCTCCATTGGCCTGCCTTGGTGCCCTGTACCGCCCGGGCTTTGATGCTCTTGAACAGCGACTCCCGCATCCCGGGTTTGGTGTAGTTGCCAGCCTGATTGACGCGGGACTCCCCGCCAGCCTTGTAGAGCTTGACCGGCTCGTTACCGTCGCGCTTCTTGACGGTCTTCTTGGGTCGCTTGGAGGCAGCGATCACCCCCATCCCGCGAGACGCCATCATCAGCAGGTACCGCCTTTGCGCAGCATCTTGCCTTTGGTCTTGCCACGCTGGGCTACACCGTCAGCGGCTTTGCGATAGACGCCACCGCCGCTTTTCATGCCTTTGGCTTCCTTCATCTCATGCTTGATCATGGACTTTGGAGCGCCCTTTTTCTTCATGAACGCCACTTCCTTCTTCATCATTGCTTT